GCGACATCTGGCCGCAGGGTCGCATGATGCGCACGCTACGCGCGTGTGTGGTTATACCCACACAGAGGCGCGTCTCTCACGCGCGTGTGGTTTCTCTCACGCGCGAAGGGTTCGCGTGCGCGATGGGGGAACGCGCGCCTTATGCGCGTGCGCGAGGGGGTGGGGCCAAAAGCTGGCGAGCTGGCCCCCGCCATTCTCTCCCCCGCAATATATACCCAAAACTCACTGGTAATATAATACCTCCCTGCGACACTATGTCGCAGTTGACAAACCGGGGAGAGTGTGGTATAATGCACGGGAGAGTTGGGATATGGGAAGATGCTGGGGATTTTATTCCTCGCCGGGGTGAAGTGTGTGATGCTAACGCACGGCGCGTGCCTATGCCGGGAGGATCAATGGTACTCCGGCCCGAGGCAAGAGTGTAGGGTGGTTCATGAAGTTCCGAAGCCTAACCGAAGACGACATTCCGCGAAGAGGGCGGCCTAAGGGCGCAATGGGGAAAGTCCGCGCGGTGCACCACCTCGTGGCGCGGCTCTATGCGCGGAACGTCCCGGTGAAGGACATCGCCGCAATGGTCAACCGCACCCCGGCAACCATCCGCAACTGGATCAATGCCCCGGCGAACCAAGAACTCGTGGCGCAGTACGCGAAGGAGAACGAGGTTGAGGTAACCGGGGAACTCGAATACCGAATCCAATTAGCCAGGCTAGCTGGCACTATGGCTCGGGAGAAGATTTGCGCCCAGCTGGAAAACGATGAAATCGAAAACACCAGGGTGCTTCTTGCCATTGCCGCGGACGTGGATGATAGGACCGGCATCGGGAAAATCCAGACCCAGATCAATCTCCAGGGGGACCTCGGGGCTAGATTAAATCGAGCTCGCCAGAGGGTGAAGGAACTCAACTCCAAGAAGGAGATCGAAGGCGTGGTTCAAGGCAATGTGGTGAAGATGAAGCGGAGGTTCTAATGCAAGGGGCCGCGCGCTTCATCTGGCATTTCTCTCTCCAGGCCCCTTGCCTTAAAGGCTCAGCGCGGCACCGAAGCGAAAGCTTCTAGAAGCTACATCAGGCCGGGGGCTTGATCTCCCGGACGGCGCGGGGGTAAGGACCGCTAATTCCCCGCGAGATCTTCAAGGAGTGCAAATGGACCGTAGAGACTTCCTTAAAGGCATCTTCGGCGCGGCAGCCTTAGCCTTAGCTGGCCCGGTCCCAGCCAAGCTTCTCGTGCTGCCCGAGCCGGAATTCCACAAAACCGTCGCCACATATGTGAGCCGGTACTTCACTTCAGGCGGCGTCGAGATCTTTGGCGACGACAAAGGCAACTACTCCTTCACACCAATGGAAGGCTTCCGGCCCCTTCGGGCGGAGAGCGATGCCTTAGGAGCCCAGGCCATTAAGGCCATGTTTGCGGAGTACGCTTGAGCGACGACGAACTGCTCTTTGACCTAGCTTCATTCGAACACGACCCCTTAGGCTTCGTGATGTGGGCCTTTCCCTGGGGCGAGGAAAACACTGTCCTCCACAAAGCCTTCGGCCCAGAGCCTTGGCAACGCACCATTCTAATGTGGGTCGCCCAGGGCGTTATCACCTTAGACCAAGCAATCCAAATCGCCACGGCCTCGGGCCACGGGGTTGGGAAATCTGCCCTCTGCGCTTGGCTGGTGCTCTGGGCAATCTCCACACGCGAGGACACCCGCGGAGTCGTTACAGCAAACACCGAGACTCAGCTGCGCACTAAGACCTGGGCGGAACTCGGCAAGTGGTATTCCCTCTTTATCGCGAAGCACCTCTTTAAACTCACTCCCACTTCCATCTTCTCCTCTGATAAAGCCAAGGAACGCACTTGGCGAATCGATATGGTGCCGTGGAGTGAGCGAAACACCGAGGCCTTCGCGGGCCTTCACAACCAAGGCCAACGCATCCTTCTGTTGTTCGATGAGGCCTCGGCCATCCCGGACCTCATCTGGGAAGTCGCGGAGGGCATCCTCACAGATAAAGACACCCAAATCATCTGGGCAGTTTTCGGCAATCCCACACGGAACACCGGCCGCTTCAAGGACTGCTTCAACCTCAATTCCCCGTGGCAAACTCAACGCGTTGATAACCGCACCGTATCATTCACCAACAAGATTCAAATCTCGCAATGGATCGAGGCTTATGGAGAGAACTCCGATTTCGTCAAGATCCGCATCCTCGGGGAGTTCCCGGCGCAAGGCGAGATGGAATTCTTCATTGCGAGCGAGATTGACCTTGCAATGGGACGAGATGTCGAGCCCGGCGGTGCTTTGGTGCTGGGAGTCGACGTCGCCAGATTTGGGTCAAACTTTTCGGTCCTATTTCCTCGAAGAGGGCGCGATGCACGTTCTATTGATCGTCGACGCTTTCAAGGACTCTCGACGGTTGACCTCGCGTCGAAAGTCCAAGAGGCCTATCGTGAACTTAGAGTTGATGGAGTAATGATCGATGGCGGCGGCGTCGGGGGCGGAGTGGTTGACCAAGTACGGCATTTGCAGTTGCACTGCTTCGACGTCCAGTTTGGGTCTCGCGCGTCGCAGACTGCTGAATGGAACACCCTCGGGGAGGTCTACGCCAACAAACGAGCAGAGATGTACGGAAGCCTCCGTAGTTGGATTAAGACCGGTGCACTGCCTAATGACGCAGATTTGCGTAAACAACTCCTATCGATTACTTACACCTACAACCTAAAGGATGCCATCGTTCTCACCTCAAAAGAGGTGATGCAACGCGAAGGGAAGGACTCCCCGGATGATGTGGATGCCTTGGCGTTGACCTTCGCAATGCCTGTAGAATCACGCAACCATCGTCTGCCTCTTGAACTTCTCAAGCCCGAAACAGTCGGTGAGTACCATCCCTATGGGATGCTCACCAACCCCGCGGATTACAACCCATTGGAGCTGGCATGATCTCGATGCCCTCGCCGCCCCAGATGCCTACCCCACCCGCACCGCCCAACGCGCCAGTGATCACACTTCCACCGCGCCAACCGCAAACCGCATCTGCTGGATTTGGTGGGACGCTCCTTGGTGGCTCGATCGCTGGCCCAGCTGGGATGGCTGCGGCTAATCCAACCAACACCGGCAATCGCACCCTTCTAGGATCATAGCAATGGTCGCGGTCCCAAGGGGCCGTCGAAGGCCCCGCGCATTGACTTCTCAAGACCTTCAAGGCCAGCCTGATCCAGCGGATTACATGATGGCTCTGGCCGCATCACGCCAGAACCGCCCGGTGCCATCGCCTATGGACCTCGCGCCCGCCCAGGCCGCACTCGCCAAGCGCGCTCCGCCCCAGATGCAAGAGGCACCGGAGGTTGCAACTCCAGAACAAAACATCGGAGTAATTGGTGGCTCGAGATAAGAACCACTTCACGAAAGAGGAAGCGAAGGCCATGGGCCTTCGAATTCCTGACGATAAGGACCTTGCGCTCCGACGCCATCTAGAACAACGCCTCCTCGGCCTCCGCATCAATCGATACTCTTGGTGGGTCCATGCACGAGAACTCGCAGACTTCTTTCTCCCCCGACGATATAAATGGCTCATTACGCCGAATCAAATGGGCCGCGGGTCTCCTATCAACCAACATATCCTCGACTCAACGCCAACGCTTGTTGCAAGAAATCTTGCCGCGGGAATTATGTACGGTATTAGCAACCCGACTGCTCCATGGTTCAGATTGCAGTTTGGTCGGGTTGACTCCACGCAGTCCGGCCCCATCCCTCTCTATCTCAGACAGGTTGAAGAGACGCTCTTCTCTATCTTCCAAGAGTCTAACTTTTACCAAGCTCTAGCGATCCTTTATTTCGATTTGGTGATCTTCGGCACCGCAGCAATGATTATCTACGAGAACCACGATAACGTTATCAATTGCATCAATCCGTGCTTCGGGGAATACTACGCCGATTGTAACGCCGATCTCAATATGGTGGATGTTTTCTACCGCGAATTCACGTTCACTGTGCAACAGACTGTGGAGAAATGGGGCTTTGAGAACGTCTCAGCGAGCGTGGGTTCCCTTTACCGCAATCAGGGCTCGGGTCTCACTAGAGAAGTTGTCATCGCCCACGCTATCGAGCCAAACTACGAATCCGATCGCTATGGAGTGCCGGGTCACTTTAAGTATCGAGAATGCTACTGGGAATGGGGAGGCAGCGCAAGTCCTCAAGGCGGAAGTAGTTTTGCCCCAGGACTTCTGGAAAAGCGTGGCTTCCATGAGGCCCCAAATCTCACCCCAAGATGGGATACAGTTGCAAATGATGCTTATGGACGCAGTCCAGCGATGGATGCTCTCCCCGACAATAAGCAGCTCCAGCTTCAAGTTAGACGCCAAGCCCAAGGCATCGACAAGCTCGTCAACCCACCACTCCAAGCGGACCTCCAGCTCAAAAACCAGCCAGCCTCACTCCTCCCTGGCGGTATCACCTACGTCGCGGGGCTGATGTCGCAGCCTAATCCTGCGATGATGCCGGTGTATGGCCAATGGCGTCCAGAGATTTCCGCGATGACCGAGAACCTCGCGCTGCTTCGCGATAGGCTAGGGAAGATCTTCTACAATGACCTCTTCAACACCATTTCGCAGTACCAAACACGGAGTAATGTTACGGCGCAGGAGATTAACGTTAGAAAGGCTGAATCGCTGGTTATGCTCGGGCCCGTTATCCATCGACTCCAGTTGGAACTCCTCGCTAAGGCGATTGATCGAACGTTTGGAATATGCGCGCGAGGTGGCATACTGCCAGATGCGCCCGCGCAGCTTCAAGGCCGAGAACTCTCCATCCAATACATCTCCATGCTTAGCTTGGCGCAACAAGCGGCCCAGACCGCAGGGATAGAAGGCCTCCTTCGCTTCGTGATGGGCCTTGCGCCAATTGATCCCGGTGCAGTTGATAAGGTCAACATCGATGCCGCGATAGATCGATATTCCTTCCTGATGAACAACGATCCGCGAATGATGCGCACCGACTCCGAGGTTGCGCAGATCCGCGCGGAGCGCCAGAAGCAACAGCAACAACAGCAAGCCCTTGAGGCCACGAAGGCCCTGCCCAACATCACTGGGGCCGCGAGTGATCTCTCGCAAATCCCTGTGGGCCAAGGGCAGAATGCCTTTGAAAGGATGATGCAGCAAGCCCCGGGCGGAGGTTTAGGTGGATGAGTGCTCTTCCCTACTTGTCGCTGCGTTGGTGGGGAATTGAGACGGCGGCGGCCATTGCTTGCACTCCGGTGGCCGCCGTCGCTCCATGAGTGAGTGGGATACACCAGAGGAACAGAGAGCAAAGCGGAGGGCCGCAAAGGAAACTAGACAGCGCCTTGCGCAGGACGATGCAGTTCTCCAAAGCGTTATGAATTCCCAGCTGGGGCGCCAGTATATGTATGATCTGCTGGCTTTCTGTCAAATATGGAACACCGTAGCAAATGTCAACCCTCACTTCACCTACCTCGCGGAAGGCAAGCGGCAGGTGGGATTGAAGCTCTTAGATGATATAATGCGGGCTTGCCCCGAAGCCTATATAGTGATGATCCAGGAGAGCAGCCGTGGCCGACGAGAACCAGAACCTCCAGTCGACAAGTGGGACACCGACGACGAAAGAAACTACGACGACGCAGGAAGGTGGATTGGCGGAGGCGATCCAAACGGAGGCGAAACTGACTGGGGGCCTAGCGGAAGCGATCAAGATAGGACCTGAACGGCCCAGCTTCGCACCGGAGAACTATGAGACTTGGAAGGTTCCGGAAGGCTACGAGCTGGACAAGACTGTTGCGGATGAGGCCGGGCCTATCTTTAAGAAGTTTGGCCTGACCCAAGCCGAAGGCCAAGAGCTGGTCGATCTGTACGCGAAGCACTCAATCAAGACCCGCGAGGATGACCAGAAAGGGATTATGGAGTTCTGGGATAAGACCCGAGCCGACTGGCGCGCGGAGATGAAGCGCGACGAAACGATTGGGAAACTCCTCGACTCCAATGGGAATTTTGGACCGCAGAGCAAGCTGATCCAAACAGTGAATCAGGCCTTAGATGGTCTGCAAGACCCTAAGCTCGTCTCTGGCTTCAAGGAAGCAATGGATTTTACCGGCGCGGGGGACAACCCGTACTTTGTTAAAGTCCTATATGCCTTGGCTAGGCAGGTGACCGAAGGGAGAGAGTACGTCACAGGGCAACCAGTCCGGCCCAATGGTGGGCCTCGCTCTGCCGCTGCGGCGATGTACCCCAACCTACCTAGCGAAGCTGATAGGAGATAACCATGCCTGTAACAGGTGGCGCATTAGCCATCACCTACGCGGATTGGGCCAAGCGCCTCGACGATGGCTACAAGATCGCGACGATTATCGAACTGCTCTCCCAAACCAACGAGATCCTCGAAGACATGTACGTCATCGAGGGCAACCTCCCCACGGGCCATAAAACCACGGTCCGGACCGGTCTGCCCCAGGCCACTTGGCGCCTCTTAAATCAAGGTGTCCCCAATGCTAAAAGCACTACGGCTCAGATCGTCGACACTTGTGGGAACCTCGAGACTTACGCGGTTATCGATAAAGATATCGCCGATCTTAACGGAAATACCCAAGAGTTTCGGCTCTCCGAAGTCATGGCGTTCCTTCAAGGTATGTCTCAGCAGGTCGCCGCGACCCTCATCTACGGTAATCAGGGAGTTAACCCAGAGCGATTTACCGGACTCGCCCCTAGGTACTCCACTGTTAATACCGCAAATTCGCAGACTGCCAATAACGTTCTCGACGGGGGCGGCATCCTCTCAACCAATACAAGCCTATGGATCCACGTTTGGGGCAACGACACCGCGCATGTGACGTTCCCGAAAGGCAAGATCACCGGCCTCCAGCATCGCGACATGGGCGAGTGGCCGGTGTTGGACTCTGCGGGCAACACCTACCAAGCGTACCGCGACCACTTCAAATGGGAGATCGGCTATGTCCTCCGCGACTGGAGGTTCGTCGCCCGCATTTGTAACATTGATATCACTCAGCTCACTGGTGTGTCTGCGGCGAACCTCATCAATTTTCTCGTGCGAGCGCTGTACAGGTTGCCGACAGCGCCGGCTAGCGCGACCACCATTCAGACCTCAGACACTCCGCAGATACGGGCCAATATGGGCCGTACTGTCATCTACGCCAACCGCGTCATCCGCACCTACCTCGACCTTCAAGCGATGAACAAGACGAACGTCCTGCTTCGCATCGAAGAGTTCGACGGGAAGCCCATCACAACCTTCCGCGGCATCCCCATTCGCACCTGCGACGCAATCCTCAACAATGAGGCCCGGGTGGTCTAAAGGAGACAGGCTATGATCCTTGACTCATTACTTATGTTCACTGGGGCCAGCTCAACTAACCCCAGCCTTGGAGATGGTAGAAGTGATGCTCCTACTGCTGGCACTCAGCTGTCTTCTGGGATCGTTGATATTGGCCTAGGCCGCCAGCTCACGACCAACCCGCTGGGACTCGCTATCCCAGACACCAACCTCGGTGGCGGTGCTCGCGATCTTGGCATTGGGGATGATCCAGCGCTGAAGCTATTCGTCACTGTCACTCAGGCGTTCGTGGGCGGCACCTCGCTTCAGGTGAACTTCATGGGTGCGCCAGATGATGGCACAGGCCAGCCTGGGACTTTCACGACCTATGCCTCAGGGCCCATCAACGCCTTGGCGCAGTTGATCCAAGGCGCTTATCTCTTCGACATCGATGTGCCCAGGCCGCCTGTGGGCGTGCCACTCCCGAGGTATTGGCAGCTGCAATATGTCTCGGCTGGCACCTTCACCGCTGGTGCAATTCAAGCCTATGTCGTACTGGATCGTTTCGACCAGATCCAAAGCCCTGCGGCGTACCTCTCTGGGTATCTGCCAGGGATCACCATTCCTAACTAAGCAGGCCTCACTCCCCTACCCGTGTGCCTGTTTAGGAGGGCGTGCGCTGACTTTCCCCTCAGCAGCGCCTGGGGTGGCCATCTCCCGGTGGCCACCATTAAGGAGGAAGAGATGGCAGTAAGGAAGCCCAAGCCTAAGCCTAAGCCCAAGCCTAGGCCAGGAGGTGGCTATTGAGCAACATCGTTGAGCGACTGCGCGAGGAAGCCATGAAGGTGACGTTCATGGATGCCGGCCGGGAAGCGAAGAATCCGCCGGACCCGGCCTATCCCGACGGGATGGACGTCGATATCTCAAAAGGCGCCAGCAAAGCCTGT